TGCCATGTTATTCCTATGCTAATTTAAATCCCATAAAATGTGATTGATTTGTTACTATATGGTCTGTACTGCTTGAAGCATCTCCGTCTTTTAATGAAAACATTACTTCCATAGTATCTCCCGCTGATAAATCTTGAATAATAGAAAAACTTAAAGATATTCTCATTATGTTATAAGAATTAGCTATAAGATGTTTTGCTTCTGGTCGAGTAATTTGACTATTATTTTTTCTAAAATTAAGCTGTGCTTCTTCACCATCGTTGCCGACACTTCCAAAACTTCCAAATATATTTGCATGAAAATAATAAATACCACCTTTGCCACTTGGAACTGTAAATGTTTGTCCATCAAATGCAGTATCGCTATCTAATTCAT